TTTCTACTAGAGTACCTTCTCCTGTACATATTCTACCTACTAGTACAGTTGTCCATCTAGCAGTATTGTCTGCTGTAACTGCTGCATCAGCAGCGTTCCAACTAGGCTCAGTTCCGGCTGATGTACCCGCAACACTACAAACTAAAAAGTAGGCTGTAGTTGGTACTGCTGCTGCTCTGACTACATCTCCTACTGCATATACTTTAGATGCAGCCCAGTTAGTGCTAGTTCTAGGCTCACCTGTTACTGAAATCATATGAGTAGTTGCAGTGTCTTTAACATATTCAAACAAAGTATCTACGCTAGGGTGTCCTAGTACTGGATTTGTTGTTGTTTTCTTAAACGCTTCTCTAGCACACAGCCTACCAAAAGCATCAAATATGCAGTTATCTGCAATCTGCGCCCAGTCAGCAGATAAACCACCGGCATATGCCTCTGAACTAATTCCTCGATTAGCAGGTAGATCTATATTTAATGGTACAAGAGGTTGGCTAGGCATTAAACTACCACCCAATCACCTTCAGCACCGTCATCTGCTGAGTCATAGTGAGATCTATCTCTTGATATAGCAGTTGCTAGATAGTCATTGTATTTTTTAGTTACTTCATCAAACAACTGACCACCATCTTCACCTCGTTCAGATATACACCTAGCCCACGTTCCGTGCATTATAGCAGTCTCAGCACATGATAAAACAAGAACACTAATATCAGTAGTTAAAGGTTCTTGTGGATTATATGCCCAACATGTAAAGTCATATACTGTATCTGGTACTGGATATAATTCTATAATCATATCACCTTGATTATCATACCCTCTAGTTCTCCAGTAGGAAGGTGATGACTGTTGTTGTGTTCCTAATTTAGTAACTCTATTAAAGTACTTATCAGACATGTTCCGTAATTCGCTATCTGAAGATGTATTGTATACTCCTAGAATCTTAGTTCGTTCATTACTAGCGTCTTCTGTGTCGTATCCTTCTACTTTAGTCACTTGGAATAAGTTACCATCTGAGTCAATTACAGACAGTGCTGTTGATGTTATATCAGCGTTACCTAGATTATATAATGACTTTCCAGATGTAGTACTAAAATTAAGTTCTGTTCTTAGTTGACTCCATGTCCACGCACTTTCTACTTCTTCTTTAACATCATTAAGAAACTCACCTACCATAGCTGCATATGGAACATCTGCTATGTTTTGCGAAGCAGTTAATTGATCTTCTCTTAATCGTAGAAGTATCTTATTTACTATCTGTTTTCTGGTAACATTTGTTGCCATTAGTAAAACCTCTTTATTATTGCTTCCATGACATTAGATTTTGTTGATGGTATAGGTACAGGTATTTCATAATTTTCACAGAACAATATTGATTTAACTAAGTTCATGTTTATATCTAGTATATTACCACCGTTTTTCTTTAATACAGTTAAAGCATGTAGAGCATCTACTACTATAGTAGTACCAAAATAATCTACTTTAGCTGTACCTTCTTTCAATTCTTTTACTGCTTCTTTCTTTTTCTTCTTTACTACCATAACATATTTCTCCTATGGGGATATGTATTATTAAATAAGGGGAGAAAGTCTCCCCTATTCTTTTACCAACTTGGACTTGCTACTAGTATCTTCATAACTCCTGCATTAAGTGCATCTGCTGCAAACTCACCTTTGTCTGCTTGTATATATACAGACACAACATTTGCTGCTGTTACTGCACACAACATAGTTGCTTGGTCAGTTCCATCACTTAAATCTACATTTATACTATGTGCTACTACAACATCACCTAGCGAAACGCCGGGAACTGCTAAAGTTACTGTAGCTGTATCATTGGCTGCTATTGCATCTTGGTCTGCCCAAGTTGCTGTTAGCTTCCACATCTGTCCACCAAACGCACCACCGAATTGCTCTCTGCCTTGTACAGCAGAATTGAGTGTTAACGTATTAGCCATTACTCATACCTCCTATTAAAGTGAGGGGAGTATTACCTCCCCTCTATTGGTTATGCAGGGACTACGAAAGCCAATGCAGCGTCATCACGCATTTCACCAACACCATAAAGAGTATCAGCAGTAAATAAATCACCAAGCCATTCTTGCTTGTATTGTGATTGTGTACGTACAGATAGTTGTTCTACGTGAACAAATGCCGATTTGTGCAGTAACATACCTGCTCGGAATGGAGTATCCGTAGGGCTAGATGAGTTCCAATCAACCGTGTGACCTAGCTCATCTACAAATGAAGCACCAGTAGGAGCAGAAGCAGTAAAAGTAACAGACTGAGTGCTAGTCTGGTTATTAACATGAATCCACGGACACTGAGTTGAAACATATACAGGTATTCCATATAAGTCACCAACTAAACCAGTACGAATTGCATTACCATCAGATAACTCACCAGTAAATGCTTGCTCTGTAAATCGTGAAAGACCTAATAGGTTATTCTTTTCTACAGGAGGTATAATAAAATAACGTTCTGACATTGGAACATCAAAATCATCTAATGTCTGAACCATTTTACGAATACCTACATCGGCAAGTGCTGTACCATTACCAGTACCTGAACCGGCAGCACCAGAAAAGTTAGTTGATCCATCACTACCTAGTACTGCTTTTTCGTAGGAGTTTGTTGCTCCTGCAATAGAACCACTGTTAACCGATGCACCTAGTAATTGTAGATCTTGATCTACTTGTTGAGCAAGTGAATAACCTGCATCATCTGTGTAGAATCTACGATAACTATCTATTGCTTGAGTAGCTGTAATATCTTCAATCAATCGAGAGTACTCATAGTGTTTGTTTATAGTAACATTAACATCACTTTCTGTGTCAGCAATTAAAGTTACTTGAGTTTGTGCAGCTTTTAAAGATGCAGCCCCTCTAGTTCCTTTAGGAATGTTTAATGTATCGCCTTTCTTACCACTATGGGATATTTTAGTAACTAAATTAGCTACTACTAAGTTGCTTTTAAAAGCACCTATAATTTCATCACTCCATATCTCAGGTATAAATTTATCCTGAGTAGTATTAGTGACATGATTTGAACCTAAAGCCATGATATATGTCTCCTATATCGTTATCGAACTCTACCTTCTACGTAGGCTTGTCTGATTTCATCAGCCATTTCCCAGTACTTAGTCGGATTCTGAGTTCGTAGATTAATTATTTCTTTTCGTTTAAATACTTTTGTACTAGTTTGTCCTGAACTGCCTGATTCAGTTGTCATATCAGCAACACGACTTTGAACATTACGTTCCTTATCACTAATAGAAGCTGTAGATCCTTGTTGTCTTTGAGCTTTAAAGTTAATAAGTAGTTCGTCTGCTGCTTCTAAATCTAGGTTATTGTTAGCACGACCGTACAAATCTATACGAACATTTGATGAATTTACCCACTCGTTAAACTCTGGAGTTGCGACCACTTCTATATAGTCAGGGTGCTTACTCTTTAAATCTTGCTCTGCGGTAACAGCATTAGATTGTGTAAGTTTGTCCGTGACTGGTTTTAGACGTTGGTCTACCAGTTTACCAATGGATTCTATTGGGTTATCGTAGTCAAATTCGACAGATTCGTCTACTTTAGTAGGCTCTACTGTTTTTGAATCTAACTCACGTTGTACTAATTGGTCAGCTAACTTCCTCGCATTACCGAGTTCTTGTGCTTGCTTACCATATGATTTTTCAAGTTCGCTATAAGACTTTGCTACATCTTCAACAGACTTGTTTTGAAACTTAGAAGGTATCTGGTAATCAGGCTTCTCAGGTTCAGTGTTAGTATTTTCATTTTCTTCTGGTGTAGATTCTTCTACGTATAAATCACCTGTTGCAGGTTCTGTTTCATTTACTATTCTATCTTTATCTTTGTTGCTCATTTTTATATGCTCCTATGTGTCTTTTATCCCATGTAGCTGCTGCTGTAGGGAAGTCACCTGTTACTCCTTCCAACACAAACTGAGGTGAGCTTATAATAAATCCACTTAGTTTGTTACAAACTGGACAGGGCTTTGGTGCTTGTCTGTCGTTCATTTTACATGTGTAAGTAAACTTACCATGCTCCTTACATCTATACTCATATATCATTTTTCTTCTTCTTCTTCAGTTTCTTCTACATTTTGAGTCATAGATACTTCTAAATTTAGTACCATATCTAATACATTAACTGTACCGTTTATTACACCTGCTTTAAATTCAGTATCTATTTCATATGGTGCTTTAGTAACTACTGCATCTTTATATTGTTGAACTGTAGTTAACCATTCTTTCCAGATAGGTGTACTAAACATTTCAGTATATCGTTCATATGTCTCTTGTTGGATCTTGTCCATTCATAACTCCTTGTGGTTGTGCTTGCATTTCTGCTTGTTGCTGCATCATTGCTTGCGCCTGTTGTTGTTTGTCTTTGTTAGATAACATCATTTCGTTAATGAGTTGTAGCTCATCCATGAATCCTTTATTGCGTACATTTTCTGTATCTGACTCTGCTTTTTCTGCTTGAGCTAGATTAAGTACGCCCTTAGTTTTCTTGAATACTGCATCATTTTTAGCAATGAAGTCCTGAGTTTCGGCTTGTTGTTGTGCTAGTTGTGCTGCTTGTGCCTGTCCATCCGGTTTAGGTTGCATTGCTTCTTGTAGTTTCTGATCAATCATTGGAATCATTTCTTCTCTATTAGAGATAGTACTTAATTGATACAGTGACTTAATTAGCATCCAATATCCTACACTGTCTGGCTGAGTTGTATTAAGTAGTTGTACTATCTGTTGTGTTTCTACTTCCCTTGCCATAATGCCAAGACTAGAATTAACAACAAAATGTAAATCTACCAGTGGGTACTTGTCGGGGTCAGCTTGCATGTATCTCCAAGCAGACTTTTTAACAAATTCATCTAACAGGTTAACTTCTATATTTAGTAGTGTGCGTTTGTTTCGTTTAATAGAAGCACTAACTACCATACCCATATTACCAGTTGTTTGATTAGGGTTTTGGTTTCTGGATTGTGCTTGAAAAGCACCTGTTCCCATTTCAACCATACGTTCTAAATCACCTGACTGATTAAAACTAGAAGGAGGTGGTGGGTTAAAGTTAATAGGAGCTATACTCTCTGCTATAGAACCATTAGTAAATATGGTTCTGCCGGGGTATACCTTAAATTTAGTGTTTAAATCACGAGGTACAAGGCTTGCGTTTACTCCAATCATGGGTGCTACGGCAAAAGCCATTGCGTCAATCCTCGCTCTTAATTCTGCATCTAACGCTTTTTGAGGTGAGTATCCTTTTTCAGCCACTCCTCTTCCCCAAAATCTATTAGGAACTCTATCATGTTGATAAGCTATAATACTTCTATCGTGCATAAAGAATGGATTCTCAATAGCTCTTAACAAAACAGAATCATTTGCTATAGTTACAATAGCTTCTACCATTCCTGCTTCGTCTTCAGGTGAGTCTTGTGTCATTTCTAACTCTTCTTCAATGACCGAACCAATAGGGTCTAACATACTCTTAGGTACTTTACCATGATACTCTGTTATTTTAACCCAATCTTCTTTGCTAGATGGTGTAGTTTCCCCGTAAGCAGAGAAGTTATCATCATCTGAGTAGCTTCCTAACTCTACATTTGCATATATTCCTGACTTTTGTTTAGCTTCTATTTTATGAACATTGCTACGCATTACATGAGCGCAACCAATTGCATCGTCTATATTTCTAGCTAGTGGATCTATTACAAACTCACGGGGATCTATTGGAATTAACTTAACGCATGGATATAACTTCTCTTCTGATGTTAGCGTTCCATCTTCATTCTGTATTGGTACACGATTTTTACGAGATTCAACTACTACTTTAGCAATACCAGTGCCGTATATAGCACCGTTTAATATTACTTCTGCAATGTTAGCAGGTACTTTATTAATGTCGTATTCTTTCATTAAAGTAGACAAAAACATATCCATGCTTTGTCTTTGTTGCTGATCGTCTATAGTAGTTCTATCTATATCTAACCATTTCTTTTTAGAAAACAATGCTTCTTCTAACTCAGCTACTGTAGCTTCTATAGCTTGTTGTAACGCAGGTGCAATAATTCTACTACGCTCACTACTTCTAAGTTTATCTTCTGACTTCCAAATACCACGCCATAGCCTGTAGTACTCATCCCATTTATCTTTGTAGTTATTATCTCGGTAGTCTTCCCATCCTTCACAGTGACCTATAACCCAAGCTACTAGAGGGTCTCTTCCTTTACTTTCATTATTATTAGGTAGTCTATTCATATTATCCCTTTAGTATCCTGCAAAGTCATCCATCATTTCCCATGTGTCAACAACAGATTCATCTATATAACTAGTTACTGCTATCTGGTCTATATAAGCTAGTGCATCGAGCATATCGTCATGTGTTAGTGGGTTAGGAAAATCTAATGCTTGCTCTGCTAGTTGCTTTAGATAAGTTCCTGCGGTAAACGATACTCTCCCATGCTCTAACCGTCCTTGTAACGCCCATGTAACTCTATCTATCTTACGTTGACCACCGTGCGTTAACTCTACTGGTGTGAAATAGATGTTAAGTCTTCTCATTTGGTCAGAGAGGTATGGCATAATGGCGTTCTTTAAACTACCACCCTCAATTCCTAATTTCATTGGTCTATATTTCTGATAAGCCTTTATAATTTTAATACTAGTTTCTCTTACATCCCACCGTCCTACTTGTATATCCTCAACATGCCAACCATATTCACCTACTTTAACTATTGCTATAGCGTGTTGATCTAACCTTGCTAACCTACTCTTACTCTTTTTAGCAGTGTCTCCAAATCCCGCAGGGTCAACTGCTATATAATAGTTACCGCCTTCTGGTGTTTCTTTTATAGTTGTAAACATGTCAGGTTGGAATACTGCACCTCCACCTACATTAAAACTAGCTTCAAACTCCTGTCTAAATACATCAGCACTTAACCTTCCTTTCTGGTTTTCTATTTCTTTCTTTGGAATAAAGGGGTTGTCCATTGATTTAAACTCAAAACATGCCCAATCTTCATCACGTTCACCTTGTTTTAATAACTCATAAAAGTGATTCTTACCTTTAGGTGTACCTATAAACAAAGCACCACCCTCTACATCTGCTAGTGTAGGTGATAATATTTCTTCCCACACTTGTGGTTTCATGTCTGCATATTCATCAAGAACCACATAAGATAAGCCTACACCTCGTAGAGTATCAGGTCTATCAGACCCTTTTATATGTATTTCTCTACCATTTATTAACTTTACTACACCTGTATTTTCTAATGTTTGTTTAATTACACCCTCACCAAGTCCTTTGATGAGCTTCCACATAATATCCTTACCCTGTTGGAAAGTAGGAGCAACATAGTAGACTACTATATCCTCTCCTAGTTCATATCCTAATTCATTCTTGTTTTTTAATCCCTCTATTAGTAAGGTTACTGCTGATAGGTATGATTTTCCAAACCGTCTACCGGCAGCACATACCTTAAACCTAGAGTTAGTTTCAAATATCTCTAACTGGGGTGGGTGCAATTCAAACTTTAGTTCGACAGTATGTTCCTATTATTTCTTAAACACTTGAGCAATCTTCTCGCCACTTCTACCTACCACATAACCACCTAACCCTATTTTTAGTAATTGCCACAGGTCAGGAGGTAACTCTAATAGTGGTGCTTCTATCCAAAACAAACTAAGATATGGATATACTAAGTAGTTATTTGCTATAATAATAACAAAAACTAGCATGGTAATAGGTCTCCACTGCGCTGTTAGTTTGTGTTCTGACTGAGCTTCTGCTATTATAATATCAGCTTGTTTTTCAAACTCTTTGAATGAACCATCTAACATCATACTATTTAACTTAGACTGAGCTTCTACTTGCTTGTCTTTGTTAGGTAGTACTCTTTTTATTACTTCACCTATTATAGGAAACAATGCTGCAATCATTTATTTAATCCTAGCCTTTTTGGTTTTTTAGTTTTCGTTAGTTTTTTACCATATTTCTTATTCATTATAATATATTTCCTGTTTATGTAATTACCACTTTACTTTATTTGCCCAGTATGCTGCACTAGTTTTACCTTTAGCTATATTCTTAGCGTGTCTAGCTTTAAACGCTTTGTTTCTAGCTGTCCCATCAGGACTACCTTTTACTCCAGCTTGTCCAAACCTAATCATACGATCTTTACCATTATCTTTTATAAGAACTACGTGTGACTTACCACCTTTGTTAGATGCTTTTGGTTGATTATATCCTGAAAAAGTTTCTCCCCTGTACTCTATAGTCATACTTTAATTCCTTGTATTATTTTAGTTCTTTCAATGTTGCTTAAATTAATCCAATTTGATATTTCATCTTTTGTTCTGTTACACCCTGTACATATATTGTGTTCATTTAATAAACACACATTAATACATGGAGTTTCTATATCATATGTGTAAATGTTAATACGTCCAACAGTTAGGTCTAGGAGATTCTAACTTATCATCTATATGTATAAATCTATTTTTTCCTTTTTGTGAAATACCTACTCCATTAAACCTCATTAAGAATATAACTCTAAGTAATCTATGTGCTTCTTTACCATTACATTTTATATCTACTGCATTTCCTTTGGTATGGGGTGAGTCTGCAACTCCTCCCACTCTATCATTATGTTCCATACATCTATAGGCAGAGTTGAGTACGATAGGTTTATTGTATCTGTTTCGTAACATATCGAGTTTTTCCATGAACACACTGTCCATGTCGGCTGTATTACATCCACATTTGCATTTAAGTTCTTCGTGTGTAAAATAAGTACTCTCCATTTTATATATCATCCTTGTTCTTTAGAGATTCTGGTTTTATCCATACTGTTGTGTCAGTATCGTCATCATCCTTGTCATCAGACTGTGTTGTTACGTCTATTACTTCTTTTTTCTTAACGTGATGCACCGTCATAAAACTATATATTCCTGTCCAACCTTTTCTTTGTGCGTGTCCTCGTAGTATGTCGTACACCATTTGGTTAAGTAAAGCACAAAATATTCCAGTCACAATAGTAGCTTTTAATGTTAGTGGTGGTATTGACAACAAATGTTCACCAACTTCTTGCAAACTGTACTGACAAAAACACCCAGATAAAAACCCTGATAAAAAACTAAATCTATATTGCAGTTTTACACTATAAGGTTCACATCCACTTTTATAATTAATACGTTTCCAGTATATAGTCGTAGCTATAGCTAGTACGCACCCAACAAAGAATGGAGATATTGCTAATATAGTATAAGCATACCACGGCATTTGAGACACATTTGAACCAACTGACGCAGCATAGGCTAACGCTTCTTCTATCATTACTCTTTAGGATATTTGTCTTTAACAGCCTTGACAACTACCTTCCAAGCATCAATGTCTTTATAAATCATATCAAGTTGATCTCCTGTCGAAGGATACTCTGCAACTCTTTTTGGAATATATGCAGTAGCATCTAAATGAGCTTGGTATTCAGTATCATACCCGTCAATTAAATCTTGAGTTAGTGTTGGCAATGAAGTATTCCATTCTGTAATAACGCCTTCTCTAGTGCATATGCCACCTACATTTGGGTGTTTCCAAGATAATGCTTCTGGCTTAACTACTGTTATACTCATGGCGTGTACTCCGTGATTGTTATTGATGAAGCAGCGACACCGCCATATTTCCTACCACTACTTACACCATTAAAGGTTGTAGTAGTTGAAGCTGCCGAACCTACTCTTACTTTAAAAGTTGTTTCAGAAACTGTACCTGCCGTCATATAATGGCTAAAGTTGTCTACTGTACGCCAATCAGCCGTTGCATTAAGTTCTACTGCTGCAAGTGCATTAGCTGTTGAATCTTGAAATAATGCAAGTGTATGTGTGTTTGATGCAGCGTCAGCACCAAACCAAACGACTTCTATTTTTAGTTTATTAGATGCACTCTTAGGACTAATTGCAAGCGACATATACTGATCACCTTCATCGTTCTGCGGTATGGAATCATCGGATGGCATAACGGTTGTTCCTGTAGCAACCGCACTGTTTGTCACATTAACTACTTGAACTACTTGTTGTTTGGTAAATCCACCTGCTTCATTCTTTGCCGTGTCATACTGAATAAGATCGGTAGTCACAGACGTAGTTGCTGCAACTGTTGCCGTTGATACTGATGCACCTGTTATTGTTGTAGTCATAGTTTTACCTTAAAAGGAATAATGAATGTTTATCTTACCTGCATCAAAAGTATTAGGATTAACAGAGGTAAGTCTTATTTGAGTTAGTTCTGCTGACAATGATTTAGACCCTGCTACACTAGTTAACGCTTGTCCAGTTTGATGTATATTTCCTGCTGCAACCCAAGTAAATGTGCTTGCATCTAAAAGTTTTATAGTAACAAACCCATGACTTAGTGTAGCTGCTGCAACATCAACAGATAAAGTAAAACCTGCTGTGCCTGATGGAGTTGTACCATCGTGAGTATTAGTTGCAACGGCAGCATAACCAGACGTTTCTATACCACCTGAGTCTCCTAATTGAAGTAAGTAATCGGTAGTTCCGTTAGTACTCATACCATCAAGCATAAGTGTAATCTCTTTTACACCTGCGGGAATACTTGTAAAATCTTTAGTTGTTCCAGAGGTAGTTGCTACTACTGTTCCTGCAACTTGTTGATACTGGCTACTAGGTAGAGTCGTTGTTGTATGTACTGTTTGATCTGTACCTGCGTCATTCGTAAAC